GGAAAATTTGAAGATACTACAATCGTTGATATATCGCTTCCTGCCCCAGTAACTACAGTTCTTTCCACCGCTGTTCCATTGCTTAAAGTAACACTGATTTTGTAAGACTCTCCTGAAATTAACGTTACTGGACTATCTAGCGTAACAGTGTTTTCTGTGGCTGCTTTGATTAATCCTCCATATCTCATCTCTACTCTTTGTGAATCTAAAATATTAATTACGTCTCCTGGTTTAATAAATGCAGCGTAAGCCCTAGCTTTAAAAATAACTGTTTCTTGTTCTAGTCTATCTCCCATTAAAATAGCTACTCCAGCTCGCCTTGCTTGTCCTCTAGAAGTACATGCAATTGCTTCTACTTCTAGTTCTTTAATACCCCATTTCTGAATGCCGATAGGGTCTTCTACTACTTCTACTGTTTTCCTATAAAAATCATTTGGGTTAAGCCAGCTAACTAATGCTATTGTTTTTTTACTTTTTAATCCAGTTCTAGCATAAGTAAACAAGCCTTCTTCTACATCAGCTTGCGTAAATTGATATGAAACATTTGTTGGCTTGTCAGCGACGAATGTTATCGCACCAGATTGCCAATAGCTAAATCCTCTAAAAATTGTTATTAAAGATTGCAATACTTGGTACGCTTCTGTTTTACTCTGTAAAGCTATATTGCATTGAAATCTATGTTCTGTACCACCGTATCCATCTGGTACTAATCCATTGCAATACTGGCTAATCTCATATAATCCCCACTTATCTATTTGCCCAATATCAATATAGTCTCCAAGCCCATATCTTGTGTTTGTTAGTAAATCATAAAGAATCCATGCTGGATCAGAAACAGCAAGAGTTGAGTAAATAAAACTTCCGTTCCAAGTTCCACTGTATGTTAATCCTCTTTGCGCTGTGACAGTAGCATTACTGGGTATTCTAATAAGCATGCCAAAAACTTTAAAAGCAGCTGTAGGAATAGATGAAAAGCCACTAGTATTAAATCCAAACGCAGCTATAGCAGTGTTGGGATAACGTAAAGTAGTTGAATTTATTTTTGTGTATCCAATCCATTGCATTTGACGTTGATAACCTTGCTGCTGGGTTTCTTCATTGTCTACTGTAAAATTTTGCACTCTTAATGTTAAAGAAGATAATGTATTTGCAGGGACAGGAATTGCGTAGTCAAACTCAGTAGGAGACGGAAATCTACCACCTATCGTAGTAGATAAAACAGTCACAAAAGCATTGTTATCTTGTTTTAATGAAATTGCAAAACTTAAATCTGCGCCAGTGGTATCTCCATTATCTGGATTAATTCGTTGTAGTTGAAAAGAAAACTTAAAAATTATTAAATTTAGTAAAGTTTCACCTGGTTGAATAAATATGGTTTTATTAACACCATTTGGAATTGATTGTAAAACTTGAGCTGAGACTGATTCTGGAGAAGCAACCTGATCAAATCCTGGAATTTCTGTTATAGCTGCTTGTGTTTGAGTGCCAGTTCTATATCCAAATTGAAAATCTTTAAAGTTTAAACTTCCATCATTGTTTTCTATAGGAGTTTCATCAAGAAAAACATTTCGTAAAGGATTTGAGCCTAATCCTTCTATAGTGCCTTCACAAATAGCTCCAAGAATATAAGCAGAAGCAACACTTCTTCCAGTTGGTTTTTGAATGCTTGGTTTACCACCGCCTTTACCGCCGCCTTTACCGCCGCCTCCACCGCCGCCTCCACCTTGCCCAAATATTTTAATTTCTTTCTTTTTTTTAACCATTTGTTTTATTTTTTAAACAAAAAAACTAGATTATGCTGGAATATAAGCACTACTTATTTTAGCCGAAATAACATAAAAACCAGAAATCATGATACCGTAAATGATTGGTACTCTACCGCCTTCCTGTGTGTTAGACTGTATTCCACCAAAAGTTTCACTACTTTTTTCCGGCTCTTCTTTGGCTGGTTTGAACAAAGATGCAATACCTGCAAACAGTAACACGGCTCCCATCAAAATCGTCCAACTAGAAGTAAAAAACTTAGTTCCCCAAATTAGAACTCCACCTGGCGCAACTATTGCTAGAGTAAACAGTGCTGCTGCGCCTACCCACATCCACCAGTTATCTCCACTTCCGGAAATCACGGGAATAATTCTAATACTACGCACTTTTTTTGAAATAGGACAATATAGTTTTTCTCCATGAACATCTTCATACCCAACTACTATTCTATACATCACTCCACGTTTTTCGGCTTGTTGTAAATAATTTAAAAAATTGCTAAAATTGGCTTTTAAAGCTCGCATTAATTCGGCAATAGATTGTATAGCCAGTTCAATTTTATCTGTAAAAATATCGGCTAATTCACCTTCTAGAGAGACTGTAATCATGAGTTATCCAACCATTCCTTTTATTCCCAGCTGGGATAATACAAAAACAGAACAATCAAATTTGATTGTAACTAAGTTTTTGCCTAATGCTGTTGAAGCAAGGGCATTTAAGACCAAAATTAATACCACAAATGTTACTTTCGCCGTGTCTGGAAATATTACAAATGCAACTGAAGTGGACAATTTTCTAAGACAGCGTAATGGGAAAGCATTTAAAATAGAAGGTAGCGACGAACTATATCATTGCACAGAATGGACAGTGCAAATATTAGCAGATAATGTAAATGCGTTTTCTGCAACATTTGAACAAGTAAGGAGTTTTGCAACATGATTCCAAATTTAATGACATTAAACCCTGATGCTTTTATAGAATTATATGAAGTGTATAAATACGATTTAAATGACAAAAATAAAGAAAAAGGAGACCCATCTATTAAAACAATTAGAATTTGTAATGTTGGCATCGATGAAGACAGTCCGTGGGTAAATTTCGAAGGAGATAAATATTATGCTATTGGCTGTCAAGGAGAAGGATTTGACTTAATTGGACAAGGAGCTATCCCAACTCCAAGTTTAACTGTATCAAACGTTGGTGGTATATTGACTGCTTGGCTAAAGCAAAGTAGACAACCTGGTTACAGGCTAGAAGGAACTTTAGTTAAAAGACATGTGACCCAAAAACGGTTTTTAGATGGACAAATTGATGCAGGCGCTGGAGTAAAAGAGTTGCCTGTACAAACTTACGTAATTGAACAATTAACAGAAGAAAACTACAATAACGCCAAGTTCAGATTAGGGTCTCCTTTTGATGTTGAGGGAATCACTTTGCCAGCTAGAGTAATGGTGCGTAAATGTACTTGGATATATCGCAGTTCTGAATGTGGATACGCAGGCAGTGCTAAATACACAATAACTAACCAGCCTACTAATGACAGTAATGCTGACATTTGTGCAAAAACTTTAGCAGCTTGTAAATTAAGATTTCCAGGACAACCTTTACCGTACGGTGGGTTTCCTGGATTAAATACTTACTAACTCTCTAAGTTTTGCTTTTTACGAATTAAATTAGAGTAAATTTCTATCCTATTTAAAAGTTCTAATTCTTTGGATAATCCATCTCTAATTAATCTGTTGGCAATAGAACTAACAGACTCACCAGACTGCTCAGACATAATTCTTAATACAGCTAAAACGTCTTTGGGTACCGAAACTGAAAATTGTTGCATATTTTTAGATAAAGTGTAATTACTGTAAGCATACAGCATATATAATCTAAATAAAAAGGAGATGCAACAGTGTCTATATTTGCTACCAAGAAGTTTTTACCATTGCCTGAGGTTGAGCCTGAAAGAGAAATGTGTCCTTTAGATTTTCAGGAGAAGTGGGGATTAACAATAAATGAGATGTCTTATGTATTGGGAGTTTCACCTCATACATATAAACACTGGAGAGCGAGAAAAGGGACAAAATCTCATAATGAGATTCCTACAAGCCAGAAATTGCACTGTAAGGCATTAGATCAGCTTTGGAGTATAAGTGGTATGCCTAACGTTAGAGTGCTTGCTAAAAAGTATCTTTAAGATACTTATTTTGCATCTTGTTTGTACTTGTGCTTCTTTATAGTGGTTGTTATTCTTTATCTATTCCGAGTTAATTCCGGAATCAATCTAGAAATAGGATAACAACCATTATGACAGAGGTGCTATGCACAACATTAAAGAGACGGTATAGAACAAAAAAGTACAGACCAGTTGACATATTATTAGGTGATTTATCAAGAGAAGAAGTTGCGAAACAATTGCATATGACTTCTCGTACACTTCAAGAATTGCTGAGATTAGCAGCTCAACATATAGAAGGCTTTGATAAATATCTAAATGACGAATGTCGGCTAAATGGTCACCCTATTAAATATCAACATGAACTTGATTTAATAGCAGAAATTTACCGGCTAAGGAGCAGATATAAAGGAGTTAAGGATGGCTCTTTAATGCTTAAAGAAGACCTAATTAATTTAAACGAAAAGTACAAGCAACAAATTAAGGAACAAGAAGATGAACAAAATCAGGATTAGAGATGTAGCAGATCGTTGTGGATGGACACCGAAAGAGTTGTTCATCAGGCTGAATAAAGAACCAGGAATTAACGTCAAAACAATTAATGACGAGTTTCCTGAGTTAGAAGAAAAATCGCAGTTATGGTTAGATATTCAAGCTGCAATTAAGCTAGATAACGATACGTTTGAAGAGCCTATTGCAGCTATGCCAGAAGGCGCGATAACAGAAGCGGAAATGGTAGAGACAACACTAGTTAAGTCTCAGACTATCCAACAAGTATTACAAGCAGCGACAGAAGACACGGGCAGGCAACATGCTCAAATAGCTGGTGCTATTGGAGGAACACGTAATGCCTTGGCGTATATTGAGTCTACCCAAGCTGCTTATCAAAAGATTATCGAGTCTCATCTAGATGCTCAATTTGCTGTGACTAGTGACCTATTAGAAAGTGCAAAAAAAGAGCATTTGAATCTTTTAGATAATTGTCAAGAAAGACTCAAAAATGTGTATGAGTTAAGGCAAAAGCTAGAGCAGAAAAGAAAAGAGATGGCTCAAATATGCAACACAATTACCAACACCAAATTGAGTTAAGAAATATTGACTTAGTTTGTTTACAGCAGTATGTCGAGTTGGTTTATTTAGAGCAGCTGCACCTTGCGGTTGAGCTAGGACAATTGCAAATGTTTAATTACATTATTCAGAAAAGAAAGGAGTTCATTAAAGCCATGTTAGATGCAGCGTTAAGTACTGTATTAAGCAGTGGATTTTTAGGAGCAGCTAGCTATATTGCTGTAGCTACAGCAATTGTTAATCCTGTTGCTTTGACAGCCATTGGAGTTGCAGGAATTGCAGCTGGTGTTTACTTACAAATTAAACAAATTAAGGGAGCAAGATAATGAGTCGGTACGGTAAGATTGAACGAAAAGAAGTAGAAGAAAGCTATGAAATTGATGGCTTAAAAACAAGAACAAGGATTACATATAAAGAGCCTGAAACTAGTCAATTTGCACAAAACGTAGCTGTACTGGCTACATCTGCTGCAATTATATCAGCATCATTAACAGCTCCAATTGTGGCTGTAAAAATTGCAGACGCAGTTATATCATCTCACAATACTCAGTGTCAAAAATGAACTTTTTTTCAGTTTTTTTATCTGCTGCTAAT